GGGAACATCTCATTTATGGGAGTGTCTTTAAACTCAGTAAAAGCAGGGTTTAAAAAAGTAGCTACAGCTGCTAAGGCTTCCTTTGCTACAATAAAGGCAGGAATAATGAGTACAGGAATTGGTGCTTTATTAATTGCTGTTACTTCATTAGTTACATATTTTACCAATACCAAAAGAGGTGCTGACAAACTAAGCCAAGCGTTTGCAGGTATAAGTGCTGTTGCAAATGTTTTAACAGACAGATTAAGTAAAGTTGGTGAAGCAATCAGCTATGTATTTTCAGGTGAATTTAGAAAAGCAGGGGAAGCATTAAAAGGTACTTTTTCAGGGATAGCAGATGAAATAGAAAGGGAAGTTACTGCTATGGTAGAACTAGAAAAGAGAACTCAAAGGCTTAGAGATGCTGATAATGCTTTTATGGTTCAAAAAGCAGCAACTAGACAAGAAATTGAAAAAGCAAGATTGATTGCAGAAGATGAAACTAAGTCAGCGGCAGAAAGGTTAGATAATTTAAAGAAAGCACTAGAATTAGAAGCCGAAACTACAAAGCAAGAAATAGAATTAGCTAAAGAAAGAGTAGCAGTTCAACAAGAAGAAATGGCTCTTAGTGAAAATATGGCTGAAGATGAAGAAAAATTAGCTCAGTTAAAAGTAGCGTTAATTGAAACAGAAACAGCTTCTATTAAAATGAGAAGAAGGGTTGTTACTGAAGTTAATGCTTTAGAACGAGAAATACATTCAGAAGAAAAAGCTAGAGCAAAAGAAAAACAAGATCAACTAGACGCTGAATTTGACGCTATGATAAAAGCAAATGAAGCGTGGAATGTAGAGCAACAAAAGATATTAGAAAAAACAGCTTCAGATGACGCAATTTTATTGGCATTACAACAAGAAAACTCTTTAGCTTTAATAGATGATCTAAAAGAAAGAGCTTTAGCTGAACTTGCAATACAAGAAGAAAAAGAATTGGCAAGTGCTGAGTTGATGGAAAATTCAGAAGCTATGAAAGCAGCAATTGAAGAAAAATTTACAGGTAAAAGAGCTGCTGTAGAACAGCAATATAATAAAGACAAACAAAAGTGGTCTGAAATGTCCTCTGACGCACAACTTAATATTATGAGCCAAACGGCAGGTAATATGATTAAGATATTAGGTGAAGAAACAGCAGCAGGTAAAGCTATGGCTGTTACACAAGCTACTATTGATACTTATAAAGGTGCTACAGCAGCTTATGCTTCTTTAGCAGGTATTCCTGTAGTAGGTCCTGTTTTAGGTGGTGTAGCAGCAGCAGCAGCCGTTGCATCAGGTATTGCAAATGTTAATGCTATTTTAGCAACAGGAGGTGGAGGTGGTGGTTCTGCTCCAAGTGGTGGTTCTGTACCTACAGCAGGAGCTTCTGCACCTGCACCTGAGATGATGTCAGGAGCATTTGAATTAGGAGGTGGTCAAGCACCTGAACCTGTTAAAGCTTACGTAGTAACAGATGAGATGTCAGACAGTCAAGACCAATTAGCAAATATTAGAAGAAGGGCTACAATATAAAATCAAATAACTAACTTTAATTTCTATTATATATTATGAAAAAGAAAACAAGTATCGTAGAGCTAGTAATAAGTGATGAAAACGAAGCTTTAACAATTGACGCAATTTCGTTAGTTACTTCACCTGCAATAGAACAAGACTTTGTTTATTTCAATAAGTCTAAAAATAACTTAACTTTTGCAAAGGTAGATGAAGAGAAAAGAGAATTAATTTCTCCTGCTTTGATTCCTAACAAACAAATATTTAGATATGATCCTAATACTGATAGTGAATATTATGTTTACTTTTCTAAAGAAACAGTAAAACGTTCAGCTTATAGTTATTTAAAACATAACAATCACCATAAAGCAACTGAGCAACATACTGATAGAGTTTCAGGAGTTCTTACAGTTGAAAGTTGGATTAAGGAAGGTGAGCAAGATAAGTCTAATTTATACAATTTCAATCTCCCAATAGGCACTTGGTTTGTCAAAATGAAAATAGAAAATGACGAGGTATGGAACAAGATAAAATCAGGCGAACTTCGTGGTTTGAGCATAGAAGGTTTTTTTGTTTCATCTATGGAAAAAATGAATGAGCAAAAGCCAACAGACGAAGAAATATTGAAAGCATTAAACGAAATAATAAACCAAAATCAAACAAACTAAATACTAATCTATTATATACTATGGAATTAAAAGAACAAATCTTAAAAGCACTCGGACTTTCTTCAGAAGTAAAGTTTGAAGTACAAGCAAAATTAGTGGACGGAACAATTATCGTATCAACAGCAGACGCTTTAGCTGAGGGTGTAGATATTTCAGTTTTAACTGAGGACGGAACTACTATTGAATTACCAATCGGTGAGTATGAAACTGAAGATGGTGTAACTTTTGTAGTTGAAGAAGCAGGTGTTATTGCTACAATCGGTGAAGCTGAAGTAGTTGAAGAAGAAGAAGCTCCTGTTGAGGAAGAAGAAGTTGAAGCAGCAGAATTATCTGAATTTGATTCATTAGAAAAGAGAATAGCAAACTTAGAAGTTGTTATTGCTGAATTAAAAGGTGATACTGAGGTACAAGAAGAAGAATTAGCAGAAGAAACTACTGAAGAAGAAATTACTGAGCCTTCAGAAAACCCTAGAACTGTAACAACTAAGACTACAGAAGTAGTTGAATTTTCAGTAGAAGAATTAAAAGCTGAGAATGAAAAACTAAAAGAAGAATTAGCTAAGAAACCTGCTGATACATCTTTAAATACAAATAAATTCAGCTCAGAAAAAAGAAATGTTACTAAGCAGGATTTAAGAAGAATGACAAAACAAGAGAAATTCTTGTATAACTTATATAATAATTAAAAAATAAAAAAAAATGGCTTTAACGACAAATTCGAACTATTCGGGTAAAAGCGCAGGGTTCTATGTATCCCAAGCGTTAAGACAAGCTACTTCTATGGAGTACTTGACAATGATTGAAAATATCAAATTTAAAAGTAATATACAGAAGATGAATGCAACAGGTATGGTAATGGCAGCGTCTTGTAATTTTACAGGAGCAGGTACATTAGCTCTTACAGAAAATGTGCTTACACCTTCTAATAGACAAATCAATACAGATTTATGCAAGGGCGACTTGTTAGATTCTTGGGAAGCAATGCAAATGAGAGCAGGAGCAGGAGCACCACCACCTGCAAGTTTTGATGACTATGTAATTTCTTATTTAGCTGATATTATTGCAGATGATACAGAAAACACTATATGGAATGGAGATACAGCAGCACCAAATGCAGCAGGAGAATGGGCAGGTTTTGTAACTTCGGCAGCAGCAGTTGGAATTTTAGTTGCAGACGCAACAGTTAATGATGTAGCTAACGCAGGGGGTGCAGGTACTGCTTATGACGCTACTAATATTATCGCTAACTTACAAGCGTGTACAGCAGCTATTCCTACAGCAGTATATACAAAAGAAGATTTATATATCTATATGAGTCCAAAATCTTACAGATTATACATTTCTGCTATTTCTACTTTAGGATATGTAAACGCTTATTCTATGAACAGAGATTATGACGCTGTATTTGAAGGAATAAAAATTGCCGTTTGTACAGGAATGTCTAATGATGTTTTAGTAGCAGCAGAAAAATCTAATTTATTCTTTGGAACTGATCTTTTGAGTGATATTGATGGACCTAGTATCAGATTAATGGATATGAGTACTCTTGATGGGAGCGACAATATTCGTGTAGTTGCTAAATATTCAGGGGGTGTACAAGTAGGTATTGGAGCTGATGTTGTACTAGTATCATAATAAAACAAATAAACGGAAGTAGTGTAAAAGCTACTTCCTTAACCTTTTAAAAAAATAAAAAATGGCGTGTACAGTAATTACAAAAGGTAGAGGACTTGATTGCTCTAGGAGTTTAGGAGGTGTTAAGAATGTTTATTTTGGTGTTTATGACCAATTTGATACACCTACAGATGGAACAGGAATAGTAGTAGCTTCAGGGCAAGTAACTGATATTAATATGACGGATAACAAACTTTACAAATATGCTTTACCAAAAGGTACGGCAAGTGTTACCGAAACAATAAATGGCTCTACAGAAGCAGGAACGATATACTACACTCCTTCTGTTACTATTCAATTAAATAAATTAACAAAAGAAGATCAAAACGAATTAAAAGCATTAGGTCAAACTAAACTTGTCGTTTTTGCAGAATTAAACCAAAGATTAGCAAATGGACACAATGTTATTCTTGCATTAGGTGTTAAGAATGGTATGCACTTGAACGCAGGTACAAACGCTTCAGGAGCAGCTTGGGCAGACAGAAATGGTTACGAATGGACACTTGACGGAATGGAGCAAGAGCCAATGAGTTTAGTCGCTGACTATACTACAATTCCTTGGGATAATTCAGGCTTTCAATTTGGTTCAGGAAACCCTGTTACTTCTTAGTATTCTTTATCATATTTTCTTGATTGGGGTGGGCTTTTGCTCACCTTTTTCTTTTTAATACTAACTGAATACAAATAAATACAAACAATTTCTATTATATATTAGAATGATACAATTAAACTACAAAGACGCTACTTATACATTTAATGTAACAACAGAAGATGTTAGAATAGATACATCTGTTCCTAGAACTCAAATAAGGCACTTATTTAAGTTTACAAATGATATGGACGGAGGCGTTAAATATG